GGAAGGATGGCTGGAATACAAATGATGAAATTATTTATGGCTTGGTCTAACATGCAAGGAGCAAAAGAAGTTATATTCGACGTTTCTACACAAGTAGGGAGCTTTAATAAAGTAGCTGAAAGATTAGGAATGAAGGAAATAGGAACAAGTTATAGGAAAATATTATGAGCATACCAGGATTAGGAACCGGAGCAGATCCAAGTGGAACTACATTTGGTACTACGTTTCAACGTGAAGCGCCACAAATAGAAGCACGTAAACTTCAATTAATGGACACGGCTTCAGGGTTTGCTAAAAATCCTGTTACTTTACCTGGTCAACAAGTATCACCTTTCATGGGTTTACAAAACCAAGCATTTGATAGAACTCAATCAGGCTTAGGAACTTTTCAACCATATTTAAATCAAGCTAGTAATTATCTTATGGATAGTACAAAAGCTTATGATCCCAATTCTTATCAAGCTTACATGAACCCTTATCAAAATGAAGTTATAGGGGGTATTGAAAATCAATTTGATAAAATGCAAAACCAAGCGAACATGTCAGCCGTTCAAGCTGGAGCATTTGGTGGATCAAGACAAGGAATACAAACAGCAGAATTAGGAAGACAAAGAGCTGATGCCGTAGGTCAAGCACAAGCACAAAACTATGGTCAAGCACAACAACAAGCACAAGCACAATTTGGTAATCAAATGTCAAGACAACAATCTGCAGCACAAGGTGTAGCAGGTTTAGGTTCGCAACAACAGGCACTGCAACAGGGGGATATAGCGTCAGCGATGTCAGCAGGTTCCGTACAGCAACAACAAGCTCAACAAATATCAGATGCACAGTATAGGCAACAGTTACAACAACTGTATGAACCATACCAACGTCTTGGTTTTGTTAGTGATATCTATCAAGGTATGCCTTCTAGTGGAATGTCAACAACGATGGGAACATCACCAATGACAAATCCATTAGCGCAAGCAGTTGGAACTGGTATTACAGGACTCGCAGGATATCAAGCATTAAAAGGTAGCTAGGAGTAATATGGTTAGACCAATACTGAGACCTATGTTTGAAAAAATAGCACGTGGCTATCAAAGTCCACAAGGAAAAATGTTTATGGGAGCTTACACAGCTCCTCAAATGCTAGATAGTATTACAGATATATCTCAACAAACAGATATTACTGATGTAGACATTACAGAAGATATTACAGATATTAATGTAACTTCTAAAAAAGAAACACCTTCAACAAATTCAAATAATGCACCTGTAGGTCCAAGTCAAAATTCTATTGATGAAGCTAAAAAAAATGAAAAAGAAAACATAAGTGTTATTAATGATAATGTTACAACGGGGGCAACTGATACTGGGATTGCTTCAACACAAGCACAAAATAATCCTGAAATTGCTGCTTACATTGATAACGACAGTGTTAGTCGCATTGATAATTACAAAAAGGTTATAAGACAATTTTTAGGTGAGTCATCTGGTGGTGATAAACTACAATCAACTGCACTTCTCTTACAATTAGGTACCGCTTTAATGTCAGGTAGAACTGATCAACCAGGACTGCGTGGTTTCTTTGATGTAGTAGGACAAGCTGGAGCACAAACAGCACCTATGTTATTTGAAATGGGTGTACAAAAACAAAAAGCAGATCGTGAAATTAATGCAGCTGCATTAGATATGTATTTTGCACAAATGGATGACATGAGTGATAGAAGTGGACCTTACATGCAAGTTTATCAAAACTATAAAACAAATGATGATGGTTCATTAGCTTACGGTCCCGATAATAAACCTATTAAACTAGATCAACCAGCTTTTTTACTAGATGTTAAAAGAACTAGTCCAGAAGAAAGTAATTTTTATGAAACAAATCAAGCTTATGGAATGAATATATATGAATTGGTAGAAAAAGGAGAAGGTTCAACAGCTTTAACTTCTTTTAGTCAAAATATGACTTTAGATAAATCAAAAGGAGCAGATGTTGCAGCGCAACAAAAATATGCTAACTATCTTAAACGTGGTTTAGAACCTTTAGCTGAGGACATACTTCCTTTACTTATTGATAGAAAAGAAATGACAGGTTTTCAAGGGCAAGTAGGAGAAATATTAGGACCGTACTCTGAACTTTTTGAAGATTTTACAGGAAAAGTTATTAGTGGTGAATTTGATTCACCTGATGAAACAGGTAATGGTTTCACTGTTCGTGAAGGCATGAATGGTACAATGAATATTAGGGGTAAGGAACTTCCTGTATTTATTGATCATGAAGATAAGTACGGTGGTAATGGTATTCAACAAGAAAGATTTGGAACACCTTTAGAAGATGGAGGGTATGGTACAGATATTAATGGTAATCCTAAAAGAGCTTATATTGTAGCTGGTACTCTTACTAAAATGTTAGAGTCAGGATCAGAAAGAGCAATACTAGAAACATTTCAAACAACATTAGGTTTAATGTTGGCAAGAGATAGACAGCCAACTGGTCGTATGTTAGCAGATGTACTTAGAAGATCATTTGATGACGTTAAAATATCAGGAATTAAAGCACCTACTGCAGCTGTTATTCAAAATTACATGCGTATTTATAATCAGTTATATGATAACATGAGTAATTCATTAAGATTAGCTGGAGAAAATGAAGAAGATTATAAATTTGAAGGTTCGAATCCATTAGATAATCCATTTCATATTAAAGGAAATAGAAAACTATCAAACTCTTATTACACTTGGTTAGAAGGACAGGATCAATTAGCTGAAGCAAGAGGCTCATCTACTGAATCTTTCAGACAAACAGTAAGTGGAGGATTAACACAACAAGAATGGCAAAAAAGTTTTGGAGCTAATATTGAATTAAACCATCAAGAAGATATGAAACAAAGTAATCAAACAAAAGAAAGTTTAATGGAAAAATGGAGTAATTTTTAATGGTAAATAAAAATTTTAACGATCAAATTAAACCTAATATCACAGTAGAATTTGGGAATGGGGACAATGACATGTCTAATCCTTCAAGTAAAATTTTAAAAAAAGAATATGAATCAGCAGCTTCTAATTTAGGTGCTAAAGATACAGAATTTGTAAGTGTGACAGAAGGTGGTGTTCCACAAACTAAACCTGAAGAAATTGCTGGTAAAGTTAACAAAGGATTAAACAAAATTATTAATCCGGTAGTTGCAATTCCTCAAAAATTAGGAAACATGCTTACATATGGGAAACCTTTTGGTAAACAAAACCCTTGGATAAATACTCAAGAAGACCGCGATGCGAGGGCATTGAAACTTGCAAACATGAAAGCTTATAGAGAAAAAAGAGATGGTGTAAGAGATAATGTTGTTCAAATTATTAACGCTGCAAAAGAAAAAAACCCTAACATGGGGGAAGCAGCGTCTAAGGAATTAGAAAATGATATTAATCAATACATAAAATCCACAGGATTATCAGAAAAAGATTTTAGAGAGGTAAAGCCTTACACGTTAAAATTAGAAGATGAATTTGGTTTTTATTCTACAGCCCCTAATCCATACCCGGCTATAGAAGTTACTCAAGAAGCAGTATTAGGAACAGTAGGATCTCTTCAAGGATTTAAACAAGCTGGAGTTTTAACAGACGCTTTTGGTGAAAAATTTAAATATGGGACAAAAGGTTTTGTTAACAGATATAAAAAAGGTTTAGCACGAGCTGCTATGAAAGGTGTAAAAACACCTGGTCCTTGGTGGGCAAAAGCTTTAGGTGCTATTGGTGGTGGTGCTGTAGGTGTAGGCATTGCAGATTATGGATATGAGCAAGAATTAGATATTTTAGATAGAGCAGGTAGAGCAAAAGAAGCTTTAAAAATGAGTGATAATAAACTTAAAAATTTATTTAGTGAAATGATTCCCGAACTTGCTACTTTTGGACCTACTGGCATTAACAGGCCTGAACAAAAAGAAAGAGTTAAAAGTGTATTATCAGATATGGTAGTAGATGCCGGAGTTTCTAGTTTATTTTTTGGCGCACGTCCTCTTTATTATGGTTTAAAAAATGCAGTAGGAGGGGGTATTTTTAGACAGTTTAAAGGACGAGCTGGGCAAGGAGTTACCACTGGTAAACAAGCTTTTGATGCTGAACAAAGATTATATAATTCAGGAAAATTTAATGAATTTAGTAAGACAAACCCCGCGGCTAATGATCTAGCAATAAGTGATGAAGCAGCGCTTTTTGTTCAAAAAAACGTAGAACCTGCAGCCCAAGATGTAACAATGCATATTCCTTTATTTGGAAAAGCTATTACACGATTAATGCGAAGCCCATTATTTAATTTTTTAAGTCCTTCTGATTTACATACACCACAAAATTTTTTTAAAGAGGGAAAAATTAACATTAAAAATTTACCTGATTTAGCTCCAAAATTAAATACTACGAGAGGAACTAATGTTCAAAGAGCAGATATTGCATCACCTTTAGTAGTTGGTCTTGTTACTATGAGTGGTAAAATGCCTGTTTTAGGAGGAGGTATATATAAGAATAAAGCACAACAAATGGATGCTTACATGGATCTTGGTGAAAGTATTATTCAAAAATTAACGTTTGCTCCTTTAATTAATGTAACAGAACATGGTGTGAGAATAAATGATTTAGCTCAGTCAAAAGCTAGAGGATTTAGACTAGCTGCTAATTTAAAACAAAATGATTTATTGGATGCGGCGAGAAAATATGGTGCTGTTGTAGATGATAAGAACTTTGTAAGTATGGCAAAAAGAATGTATGAAAAAGGAATGGCGCAGCGTCAAATTGTACCAGGTGATAGTAACTTTGGTAGAAGCGACGGTGTTACTAGGGTACCTAAAGTTACACCAGAACCTATTTTAAATTTTTTAAAAACACAAGTTATAGACCCAAGTGTAGCTGGCTCTAGAAGTATTGAAATGTATTACGGTCTTCGTTCACAAATGGATGAGCTTTATGATAAGTGGTTAAAAAATGCAAGTGGTGAAAGTCAATCAGATATTTTAGCTTTGTACAAAGCATGGGAAACAGACATAGGAAGTTTAGCAGATTCTGGTATACCAGAAATAGCAAAATTATGGAATGATTATGAAAAGTTTGTAAGTAATGGAATGCTTATGTTTGGAACTAGAGCAGGTAAAGCATTAACAGGAGGTATTGAAAGAACTGGTATGGCTATAAGACAAGTAGATCCAGATCGTGAAGCAGGTAATTTGTTTCAAAGTGTCGTAGATATTGCTAAAGCAGATCCTGCAAACGCTTCTAATTCTTTAACTACCATGCGTAATTTAGTAGGGGATAAAGCTTATTATGAAGGACTAGGAATTTATTTAAATAAAGTATTTAATCAATCAATTATTTCTAAAGAAGGTGCAGAATTATTTGATGGGGCAGCTTTTAAAAAAGCATTGGGTTTAGGAAAAGATAACCCACTTAGTGGTTTATTTAAAAAAGCATTGCCAGGACCGCAAGTATCTAAACTTGTTAAAAAAAATCAACTTACTGGTGAAGTAGTTGAGTTTGATAATGTAAATTTTAATGAAGGTTTAAGTAGAAGTAATGAAATTATGCCAGATGGTATTACAGCAAGACAAGCAGCACAATTACCTACACAAAAAGATTTAGAAGATTTTGCTACTGTTATGGAATCTGCCGCAAAAAATGGTATTCCAGAAATTAGTACATTTATGGGAAGACGTGTTGTAATGGGAGGAATTAGATCAGGTATAAAATCAGCAATGCCTCAACATGCTTTAGGATTTTCTAACAAAACAATTGGTCAAGCAACTGCAGGAGGAGTTCTTGCTAGTATGGGACTAGGTTGGTTAATTCCAGCTGGTCTAGCATATGGTGTAAGGTATGGGGGTAGTTTATTAACAAGTCCTCCTTCATTACGTGCTTATAAAAATATGATGGATGATACTCTTCCAGAACAAACAAGGTTAGCAAACTTCGTTAGACTTGTAAGACTACATCCAGAACAATGGTCAGAATTTGATCGTGAATTACAAGAAGTAGAAGACAAGCAACTTAGAATGCAACAAACTAAAAGTTATGGTGCCCCAGCTATTGATGCAGCAAAACGTTTTAAACAAGCAATTGGTAGTGTATATGATACAGGAAAAGGTTATCTAGATAAATCAGGAGGCCTTCCTAATAATCCTCCAATTAAAAGAGCTATAGAAAAAGGTGCTGAGATTATTAAAGATGCACCAGAAACAAATTATTTCGCCGATGAAGCAGACATGTCTAGTCTTGGTTCATCAATAATGCAAAACCCTAACATGAATTCCGCAGCTGCGGCTTCTCTTTATGAAGGCAACTTGGACCAAGCTTTAGCTAACCAAGCAGCCCCAAGGATGGCAGCAAAAGGTGGACTCATATCTTTAATATCATGAAAAAACAAACTACAAAAAAATTAAAAAAAATAGCTAAAGAATTAGTTGGAGCTTCTGCTATGCATAAGAGACA